CACCTCGTCGGCTACGCCGCCCACCTCGTCGGCTACGCCGCCGCCCTCAGCAAATACTACCCTTAAGGCCGGAACGGTTATACGGCTGTCTGACGCGCCGCTGTACGCGTCGTCCACGGACAAGGCCGGCGCAGGGAAAAGGTCCGGCACGTTTTACCTGTACGACGGCCAGCTCGTCAATGGGCGGCTGCGGATCACCAACAGCGCGGCCAACGTCGGCAAAACGCCGATCGCGTCATACGTGACCGGGTGGATTGACAAGGGGGATGTTAAGTGATGAGTGAAATGCTGGATTTTCGCGTGGGGAAAAACGAAAAAGACATTGAAGCCTTGTACGGGAAGGTCAACAACATTGATGTATCGCGTGCCGAAACCAGCACGAACATGCTGCACGTCATGGAGGCGCTGGGCAGGGTCGAGCAGAGCGTGGAGGACCTCAAGAACCGGCCCAGAAAGCACTGGGATTCGTTTGTCGGGGCGCTGATCGGCGCGCTGGCTTCGGGGCTTGTGGGGTTTTTGCTGGCGACTTTGTTGAGGTGACGGACATGACACACGTATTAACAATAATCTTAATGCTGATCGGCGCGGCGGTGGTCATTGCCGTAGCTCTCATAGGTCGGTCGGCGAAAAAGACGCGGGAGCAGCTGAACAACCACGAAGATCGTCATAAAGTCGATTCCATATGCGACGAGAACATGCGACGCGAGGAACGCTGGGATCACAAAGAAATCCATAGAAGGGAGCGCGCAATACAAAAAGCGTCTGACGCCCTGCTTGTTACCTCAATAATATCGCTTGCCGAAGCCGTCAAAAAAACCATCATGGGCGGCGATCACGGCGAGATTGACGCGGTGATTCAGTATCTGCGGGAGTTAGGTGAATTGGAATGACAACCGAGGATTACTGGATGCGGTTCAAAAAGCCCGAAAAGAAAAAAAGCTCGTTCTCAAAATTCTGGGTGTCGCTGATCGTCGCGCTGAATGTCATGTTCGCGGCGGCGATCATCGTTACTTTCTGGCACACTGGCACGGAACCGTCGTCGCTGGTTGTTGCGTGGTTTGCGTTCACGACCGGCGAACTGTGGATGTTGGCCGGAATCAAAAAGAAAAAAATTAAGGAAGGAGAGGAACATAGTGAGCATAGTTAACTTAATGATCGCATTGGGCGTGATCGCGCTGGTTTTTACGGCGATGATTCTGGCTGTCAAGGGCGAGCGCGGCATGATTGAGGAAATCCTGTTCAGTTACGTCACTGAGGCTGAAAAACTGTTGGGCGAAAGAAAAGGCATACTGAAAAAATCAATGGTGATCGACTGGGTACATTATTCACTGCCCGGATGGGCAAAGCCGTTTATAACTGCGCAGTGGCTTGGGGACGCGATTGAGCGGGTGCTGGAGGCGGCGGAACAAGAGTGGGCGAGTAATAAAAGGCTTGATTTGTACATACACTCATAGACAAAGTAATTGCTTTTATCATTACATTTCAAACGGCGGGATGTTTTTTTAGCGGCCTGCCGTTTTTTGTTTTTTCTATTGACAACCATCGTTACCCGTGCTATACTTTCCGTAGAATGTGGGAGAAATTTTGAGTTGATGTGTAGCGAAGTTGGAATCTTGAACGTGCCAACCGTGTGCCAAAAATAAGCATTATGGCTTGTAATCCTTGATAAACAAGGGGATTTTTAAGGCGTAAAGAGACTCTGACTCTGTTTGTCTGGGTTCAAATCCTAGATCCGCAGCCATCGAATATAAATGCGAACTTATCCCGATTTCTTTTTTGTCGGAGAGACGTTCGCATTTGTGTTATATATTTTAATAAAAGGGGAGTTTTGTGTGAAGGTAAAATTTAATTGGAAGGCTATTTTTGTCGGCGTCCTGGCGCTTTTAGTGTCAACTTTCTTGATGTTCGCTGTTGCGGATAAATTTGGAGACAGATGGAAGGACATGCCGCAGGCGACGTCCATGATGCCCGAGGATAGTCTCGACCCTGACTTCAACTTCAATGAGCTGGTTGACCCGGATGCCGCGATACGCCAGCCGTGGAACACCTTTTCCTCGCTGTATTATGTATTCGTGGGCGCTATGCTGATCTGTCTGCCGTACACGAAAAAGAGTTCCAAGATGTCCATCACGTCGAGCAAATCGCTTCGCATACTGTACGGCGCTTCGATCATCATTACGGGACTCGGGAGCGCGTTTATGCACATGTCCGCTACTTTCATCGGTCAGTTCGCGGACGTTTTGGGAATGTATCTGATATCGGTATTCATTGTGATGTATGCGCTGCGGAACATACCGAAATATAACACGGCGCTGTTTTCAATCGCCTACATAGTGATCAATGCGGCGTTGCTTTACGCGCTGTGGTTCGCGCCTAACCTGCGCAGAAATCTGTTCCTCGTCCTCATTCTCGTGGGACTTGTGCTTGAATGCTTCTGTAATAGAAAGGCAAAGGGTTTCAGTGTCGATTTGGTGCTTGCAGCCGCCAGCTCGCTGGGTCTCGCGTATGTCCTTTGGCTGCTTGACAACCGTCAGGGGATGTTCTTTGAAAGAGTCGGCTGGTTCCAGGGCCACAGCTTCTGGCATCTGTTAGGCGCGGTCGCGTGCGGTGTGCTGTATCTCCATTACAGCAAAACCTACAAGGCAGCGGTTGGCGAAGAATAGTTAGCGGTTAGTTTTAGTTGTGATATAAAGAGAAGCGCGTGAATTCCTTTTGCGGATTCACGCGCTTCTTTGTTTTTTGATTTAATCTGCTGTTACCGAAGTATTACTTGTTGTTTGTTTCGCTTGTTGATTATTACCCGCGGTTTTCTTGTACTCCCGCCGCCAGAACCAACTCGCCGTATCAAGTCTGCTTAAATCGTCGATCCGCTCAAGCTGCTCCGTGTAAAAGCTTACCGTCCACGCCTCGTCCTGCATAAGGCCGATTGGCTTGCCGTGGTCGCCGCGCATGACGGGCATCACGTTCCAGACGCCTTTTCCGATCTCCCAGATGTTCCCCTCAGGGAATTCCACGCTTTCCTCGCTGAACGGCGCTTTTGCCGAGATCGTGTTCACCAGCCCGTCGTTGGGCAGCCATTCGCTGTTGATGGGGTAATTGCTGTTTACCGTATTGCTCTTGTACGTGCCGATAATCGTGGCGACAGGTACCAAAAGCATCATCATATCGTTTGAATCGCCGACTACTCCTTTCAGCAGGAGGCCGCTATAGTTCTTTGTTCCGTCCATAGGATAGGAGAAGTAGTACGAATTTCCCAGCGTCGTGATCCTCTGGTTAATCTCATCGGCGCCTTTCAGCGTGAGGTCGTAGTACGCGCTGTCGGACTCCTTATTCAGGTCGGTCATCGCGCTGAGGTTAAGGGCGTTTTTGATCCAGTTCAAATTGTCCGAGTTAAAGACTTCGCCCGAGTTCAGTCCCAGGCCGCCTAAAATGCCCGACAGTAAGCCGTCGCCGCTGAACAGATTGTTGACGGAATTGATGGTTTTCGAGATGAGACTCGCGGGCTGCTCAAGTGCGTAGAGAAGCGTCGTGCCGTTGTGCGGCGCGGTCAGGGCGGTCACGCTGAATATCCAGTCCGCCTTTTTACCCGTGAAGAGCGGGGAGCAGCCTTCGGGCGACGCGGCTTTCTCTTCTTCGCTCCCGTTTGCCATCAGCTCCGCGAAAAGGCGGACCGTCGCGCCGCCGAAGCTGTGGCCGATGAGGTTGATTTTCCGCAGATTGTAGTCCTCGTCCTTTTCACCCCAGCCGGCGACAAGCGACTCGGTATACGTTTCGCCGTAGCGCTCGTGCCCGAATTTTTCAGAGTGGCTCTTGCCATAATCGACCCGGGTGCCGGTGATGGCCGCGTACAACTCGCAGGCCCTGTCCCAGGCGCTGCCGGCGGGCTGGCCCGAAGGCGCGCTGCACTCATAGCCTAAACCGGTGAGGACCTCCATCAGGTCGCAGGCTGTGCCGCCCCAGTAGTTTGCGCTGACGGCGGCGTCCTCGGCGTCGATAAACCCGCCCTCGCCCCAGCCGTTCAGCCCGTGGGCAAAGACGTAGGGGTACGTCGTCGGAACCGGCCAGCGCACGAGCTTTCGCAGTCCCGCGTTAAGGCTCGGCACGGTAAGTCCGAGGACGGCGGCGAGAATCAGCAGCGCCGACACGCCCATGATAATTATGTTTTTCATTTTCATTTTCATAGTAACACGTCCTAACTTGATATTATATACATATATTATAGCACGTTTCTGGCAAAATGCAACAAGAAACGGGCTTCACGGCAAACGTAGGAATGAACAAACTGTAAATATTCATGTAAGAACCTGGCATTTTGTTAACATGTTATTAAAATAATCCATACAAAAATTTCTAGCGTACCATCAAGAAAACACACTGCAAAACGTTGATATACAACGATTCTAACCTTTTTCACAAACTCAAAATCCTGTTGCGAAACTGCCCTGAAACGCCCTGATTTTTTGACGGTTGCAAACACGTTGCAAACAAATTATTTTAACATATTCACTGCCGATTTAAGCTGCGATATATCAACGTGCGTGTATACTTTGTTCGTAACCTCGCCGGACGAGTGCCCGGCCAGACGCTGGATGTCCCACTTATCAACTCCCGCCTTATGAAGCAGGCTAACAAATGTATGTCTGGTCGTGTGCGGGGTTGCCTGCTCAATCCCTAAGTGTTCAAGGGTCGGGTAATACCAGTATTTACGAAAATGCGCCGTTGTAAGCGCCGGTTCGCTTTCTTCGCGGCAAATAATCGTGTCGCCGCCTTTGCCGATCCACTTCTCAAGATAAGGCTTGATTTTCGGATGAACAGGAATAACCCTGTTTTTTCCGGCAGCCGTCTTTTTACCGCCGGTCAACGTGTCCTGCTTGGCGTCGTATGAAAATCTGGTCAGCTCAAGCAGCTCCGAAATTCTCCAGCCCGTGTAGCACATAATCAATATGACGTCCGCGTACATCACGCCATCCTGCGCCGCTTTTTCGATTTTGGCTAAGTCAAGATCGCTGAAGCGGTCTTTTTCTTTCTGCTCCGATTTCGGAAGAACAATGAAGTGCGCGTAATTTTTGTTGATAATATCATTCTGCATGGCGTAATCTTCCAACAGGCTGGCGAAAGCCTTTATCATTTCCATGGTCGCGCGGGACTTCCCCTCGCCCGCCGCTTTATCTATCACCGCCTGAAAGTGTCCCGATCTGATGTTTCTGACCGGCAGGTCGTGAAGCGCGGAAAGCCACTTCCACGCGGCGTCATAACTGCGCTGCGTACCATCCGAAACGGAAGTATATTTAATTTTCACAAACTCATCCCGGAGTTGCTTAAGCGTGATCTTGCTTCGCTCAACAGAGATCGGAACGCCGTTGTTGTGCCAGTCGGCCAACGCGTTCATAGCTTGCTCGCGTTTCTCGTAGCAACCTAAGAGCTTCCGCTCGCGCTTTAGCGTAACCGTATTCTTTTCGGCGGGCAACAAGACAGCCCAAGGCTTACGCCGAGGGCCGGAAAGTTTTTGTATGGTTCCGTATCCGTTAGGGTTTTTCATGATCATCACCGCTTTTTGTTCTTTTTTATATAAGCCTCGAATTGTCCATAAACCAACCGTTCAAGCGAACTCACCAAAAACTTATTGCGATCATACAAAATCGCCATGCGCTCCGCGCGAATCCGCGCCGCCGCCATTGAGATATCGCAAACCCGCGCGATATCATCAGCGCCGTGAAGCCCAAGTCCCCACAGCACACACGCCGGCGCAAGCAACCGGGAGGCAAACACATTCGCCTCGCTCTCATTGCGGAGCCTGTCAGTGTCGAATGTGCGCCCGTGCCGGCCGTCAACAAGCTCGTGCCCTAAAAAGATATGGCCAAGCTCGTGCGAAATGGTGAAGCGGCAACGATGCCGCGTGTTTTCATCGTCATAAACAATAAACCATTGCTGTCCGTCAAAAACGCTTATTCCGCTCTCGCTCAGCATAAGATCATCGACGGCGCTGTTTTTTACAATCTTAATTCCAGCGGCGCGGGCAACGCCCCGGACGTCGGCGGGCAAACTATCTACGCGATAATCAATTAAGCATTGCCATGCGGCGTCCCTGCTGTTTTTGTATGCGCCATATATCAAGCATTGTCACCTCATAAGGAGCGTGCCCCCTTATGAGGTTTTTATTATTTTAAAGATCGTCGTCCGATTCCGGGGCGTCCCGGAGCTTCTGGAGCCGCGCGGCGGGCATATCTACATAGCCGGGAGGGGTGTTGTCGGAGCTGCGGGCGGCACGGAACACGCGCACGGTATCGGCTTTTTTATACCGACCTGAGCTAACAAGGTCTTCCGAAAGATCGACCAACTTCTCTTGACCTTCCTCGTTGAGCGAATGAAAATTAGAAAGCAAACGCGACTCTGTGCCCGCGCCTGCATCAGTTGCCGCTGGTGTGTGGGTGAGGTCTTTATCTGCAAAATCATCAAGAGTACAACCAAGAGCGTCTGAAATTGCTCTAACCGTACTAAGGTTCGGATTAGTTGTTATCCCAGCTGTTATTTTACTCAAAGTGCCCATCGGAACTCCTGACTTTTTCGACAACTCCTCAACACTAATCCCGAGCTCCTTTCTTATTTGATTTATTTTCTCAAGTCCCATTAAAATCACCTCCCGAATAAACATATCATAAATATTCGCAAAAGTCAACACAAAAATTCCGTCAATGGAATATTTTTTTAAAAAACCTATTGACAAATTCCATTAATGGAGTTATTATGTAGACACAACTTCCACTGATGGAATAAAGGAGGTGACAAAAACAATGTATCCTAACCTTAATGCAGAGATGGCCAGGAAAGAAATATCTGTAAAAACGCTATCTGAGATCACCAGAATCAACGAGAGGGTTCTTCGAAATAAACTTAGTGGCGTAACGGATTGGAAATGGAATGAAGTTCTTAAAATCAAAAAGGTGTTTGACGATGTTGACATTTACTTTCTTTTTGAGAACAAGCAAAAAGCCGGATAGAAAAACCGCCCCGTTGGTGGCGGGGCGGCAAAAGCCAAAAGAAAAGAACCAAGCTACTCTAGGGTAAAAGTTTTCGATACTACCTTATCGGAAAAAGAAATGAGCTCGCTGACCTCGACCTCAACATCCGACTTGTCATTGAGAAGATAAGAGCGCGTGACCTCAATAGAGGCCCCCGGCTTAATATCGGCGGTATCCTTGTTGTCGTCACTCATTATGTTGGTAACATAAGACCGCTGGCACTCAATTCCGCCCTGATAAGCCTTATCAGAAAAGGCGAACGAGAATGACGTTGCTTTATCACTGTTGTTAGTCCAACTGTAAGTAACGGTTAAAATCGCCTTGCCCTCGTAATCCTTGCCTTGCTCCGCTGTCAAAATCTCGATATCGTACTTGCCTAGAGTCCCTTTTCCGTCCTGCCCCGCAACATTTGCAGCTACAGCGTTAGTTGTGACCGTTTCACCATTGTTGCTGTTGGTTGTAGTTTTTTCGTCATTACCGCCGCCTCTTGTCGCCCCGATTATGACGATTGCAACGAGAATGATGATTAGCCAGAACCACCATTTTTTGAAGATTGGCTTTTTGACTTTTGCTTGTTGATCCATGTGAAAATCCTCCTCTTTCAAAATGTACTTATAGATTACCATATTTTAGGGGAGATTGCAAGACCAATCGACAAAAAACAACCGTAACAACAAACCGACTAACAAAAACCGCCCCGTTGGTGGCGGGGCGGCTGCCAGGGTGAAGCGGATACGACTACCCAACGCACTTCTCACACGGGCCAAGACCGCGCTTAATATAAGCGCCGTCCACAGAAGGATAATAAGTACCATCGTTACAATTATTATTAAAATGATACTTTTTGCCGTATGTCGTTACATAAACGATTCTTCCGTTAATCTTATCAACTTCTCCAGTGGCGGGTAAGGTGGTTGTTGGTCGCGTTGTCGTGGTGGTAGCAGGTCTGGTTGTTGTTGAGGTCGTCGTAGGATTGGTCGTGGTGGTAGTCGTCGCAGGCTTGGTCGTGGTTGTTGTAGCGACTGTTGTTGAGGTTGTAGCAGTTGTAGTTGTTGTCGCTTTAGTGGCGCTGGTGGTAGGCTTGGTCGTTGTGCTTGTTGTTGCGGTGGTAGTGGGTTTGGTGGTGGTCGTCGTTGCCACAGTAGTGCTGGTAGTGGGTTTTGTTGTAGTCGTGGTGAGTTTGGTGATTGACACAGTCGTAGGCGCACTTTCTACCCAAATAAAAACATCGCCTGTTTCGATTTCTCCGTCAGATGTCCACGCCCATATTGTAGCAAGACCTGGCGAGACTGCTTTTATTTTACAATAAACATTAGTTAATGACGTGCTATCATATTCAAACGTAGCAACATCTTCATTTGTAGATTTAAATTCGATATCTTCAATCGAAAAATCCCCTGTTCCCTTAACCTCAAAACATACTGTTTTTTCTTCTCCTTCGATCAACTCAAATTCATCGGGCACTGAATACAACCAATTTAATGACTTAATCCCACCGAGCGCGAACTCTTCCTCCATAGACACCTCGTCCGCAGTCGTCTCACTCGCAGTGGTGGCGTAAACGTCGATATCATCGCCGGGACTGCCGCAAGCCCCCGTAATACCAATCATTAAAACTGCCAACACAATAAGAATTCCCGTTTTCTTACCTTTGCTCATTTTTTTGCATCACATCCCTCGCACATTATACCCTAAATACTACCACAAACCGACAAATTCCGCAACCGCTACATGTTGTGGTTAAAGCGGAAAGGAGCTGATTAAATGCCGCGAAAGTACACAGACGAAGATATCCTTATCATGGAAAAAGTGTCGCCAAAAGTCGCGGCATATTATTTAGGATGTTCGCCAGACAATATATACCTCGGGCTTCAGAATGGTGTGTTTCCGTTTGGCGTCGCAATACGGCATGATATCGAATGGAGCTACGACATACGACCGCGCGCGCTGGTTGAATATAACAGACACGGCAAAAAAGATTTGCTGAAAGATACCGTCAACTACATAACAGCCTGTATATTACACGAGATAAAGCAAAACCAACCAGAAGAATGTGCACGCTCCACTTCTCCAATTTCCGACACAAAATGAGAGTTATTAACAATTTCAACAGAGTTTTCAACATCTACGAAAGGAAGTCAAACATGCTCGACCTACTCTGCCCCGAGCTCATTACATTTCTCACCTTAGGCGCCGTATTCATCGCCTTTGTCGGTTGGGGCGAAGAAATACTCGAATGGGCGGCGTGTATATTTGCGCTTATCAAGAAGCGGCTCGCCGATAAGCATGAGCTCCCGCCGGTCACCCTCGACCGGCATATAGATTCAATGACTCCCAAAGAAAAGGATGGTCGGTATAAGTAAGAAACTAACTCCTGACATCTGCAAACAGTGTTTTTATCAGAGGATGACATACGTCGGCGGAAAGGGATACAAGACCTGCGACCACATTCTAATCACAGGCGAGCCGCGCGGATGCCAGCCGACCGACAATCATTGCGGCAGATTCAGGGCCAAGGGAAACACGGCGGCAAAATAAAAAAACGCCCCATCAAAGCGTAAAGAAAGGCAGGATCGGCAAGGGATATGAAAAAGCTCAAGATACCCATGCACACAGAACAACCGATATTTGAAACAGCCTTAAGACGCGCCCGAAACAACAGGCGGTTAACGGCTTCCGCTAAATTTAAAAAACTTATACAGTCATCCGTAGGCGAACAAAGAAATCAAACACCAAGGAGGCCATCACCATGAGCAACCCCGAAAAGCACGTCCACACTGCCGTATGCCCGTTTTGCGGCCAAGTAACGCAAATCGAACTTGAAACGGCCGAGCCGTCCGATCAATCGCTCGAAGCCGCTGCGGTCAAAGCCTGCGAATGCGGTGAAGCAGTTCTCCTCCGCCGCAAACAAGCCAAAATCGCGGACGCGAAAGATTGCATCACCGAAAAATTCAAGAGCGGCGTCCCGTCCTGCGTCGCGGAGTTGCTGGCTCCCGCGCTGAAATACCTATTCGACGGCGCGATCGACGAAATCAGCATCAAAATCAACCCCGAATTTACAGGCAAGGTCGCCTTTACAGGCGACAATTTCACGATTGAGCGCAAAGACGTCCTGAAAACCCGCGAAGAGATATAAAAAACGTATTCACAGGAGGTGAGAAAATGCCCGCTTATTGGACATGTCCATACTGCAACGCAAATCTTGACCCGGGCGAAAAGTGCGGCCTATGCGGAGAATCGCCCAAGTCAAGACCGCAGGCCGCAGCTTCGCCGCGCCAAAAGCCGCAGCCGCCAAAATCAAGCGGAGGGAGAATGATTTATTATGGAAGCAACAAATGCAGGATCGTCTACGACTAGCAATAAATCAAAATCGGAAATAAATTATCAGGAAATTATTGATCTTTACAACTCCATCTGCGTGTCGCTCCCAAAGGCGAAAGGCTTGATGCCAAAACGAAAAGTCGCTATAGAAAGCAACAGAAAAGCAATTGAAAGCCTAGGCGGATTTGAGCTGCTTTTCAAAAAGGCCGAAGCGTCGGACTTTATCGCCGGGCGAACCCCGCGAACAGAGGAGCATCAGGGATGGACGGCAGACCTGAACTGGCTGCTTTTTCCGCGAGCTTACATAAAAATTCTTGAGGGCAGCTTCGACAACAAGCCCAGCGGCGCGAAAAAACCGCCGACGGCGCCGACTGACCCAAGCGAGGACACTCAAATTCTCAGCGATATCTACGCGCAGTGCGAGCTGTGCGATCAGGCAATCTGGGGCGAAGATATAGAGCTGGCATTCAAGTTTGCCATCGACAAACTGTACTATTCCGAAAGCTACAAGTTAGGCGAGTCTGTTATCCCGCAGGCAAAAATCCGAAGCTACTTAAAACTGCTCGATAGCGATATACTTTCAAACGTGTATCACGTCACGGCTCAAAACGGAAACCCGGTCAAAAACACCATGCGTTACCTTACATCAGTATTGCTCAACACGCTTTTTGAAATGCAAAGCGATTTGCTTTTCATACCGTACGGAAGTATTTATTAAAACCATGATTGAAATCATCATAAAACTCACGCCCGCCAAGCATCACAACGTGATCGGGATAAAAGAATGCCTCGCGGCGGAACTGGAAGAATTCGGCGACATCGAAAACATTGACGTAAGAGAGGTTGAGCCGGAACAATTATCGTTTTATAACCCAAAGGAGATTAGCTATGAACGAAATACAAAAAGAAACGCTTGAGCTCGTCCTGCAAAAAATCACCGCCCAGCAGACCGGCAAAGAAAACACCGCCGTTTTTGTGGTTGGCGAGCAGCTCAAAGACATCTGCCGCCGCGAGCCAGACAGCGCGGCTCTCGTCCTCCGCGATCTGGATGTAAAAGGCATGTCGGTCAGCGACGCGGAGAAGAAAATCAAAAAGTATGCGGACAACCACAAAACCGGTAATTTTGCTTTTATCCCTCCCGACGCCGCCGAGGACATCATCCGCGAGTTTTACGGCCTCGGCGGCGCGAAACCAGAGGAGCCGCCGGCGCCCGCTCCCGGCATTATCAATTTAGCCGATTTTCTCTAAAAAGGGGGCCGGAATCATGAAAATCGAAGATTTAATATATCATCTCCCCGAAAAGCCGCGCAAGGGTATGCTTGACTGGGCGGTTACAAACCACAAAGAAGAGCTTGGCGGCGAGCTTGTATTGTTTAACCGGGAATCCGTCACGATCGAACCGCCCCTGATGGATGTGATGAGCGCGGAGGACTACGCCGAGCGCGAGCGCAAAATTGTGCGCCGGTGGGGCGCGCGCTGCTCCTGCACGGCCTGCGGCGAGGACTTCATCGCCGGATATATTTCGCATGGCGGATCAAAAGTCCCGTCATGCGGAGGAGGTCCTAAAATACGCGGCATACGTCTTTACCAGGGCGAGGACGGTTTACTCTATAGCGGATACTGCGGCGACGAATATGCCGGCAATCACTACAACGCGATCCAGTCAACAGAGATCGCCGAAAGCGAGGAGTTTAACTGTCCCGAGTGCGGCGAGCTCGTAAAGCTTGTACACAGCGGGGATTTGCGCAACGGGCGGACGTATCAGCTGCTCATCGCGTCGGTCGAAAACGTGCAGGGCTACACCGCTGTCGTTACCTGGCTCGTGAGCCGCCGGGCAGATCCGTACGGATACTTTGTAACGTCCGTGCGCCCGCGCGAGGCCGCCGTTGTATCCAAAAAGGCAATACGCTGTTTTACGCACGCACTCTACGGGCAATGGGGCGAAACGGACAACGAGGCCTGGCGTGCGCTCTCAAGGTTCTCTGACTCCATGCAGAAAAAGTATTACGACTGGCCGAGCGCCATGCATAAAAAAGTCGGCGGCTGGTGCTGGCCGGATGTGCCGGGCCTCGCGGGGCAAACCGGCGAAAAGACCGGCCTCGCGGAATATATCAAGGGCGGCGGGAACTGGCCGGTTACATATCTTAAGCTTTGGTCGAAGCGCCCGAACATTGAAAATATAGTTAAAGCCGGATGGGTAGACGCCCTTGAGAGCGGGATCGATGAGGCAATCACTGACACCCTTGCCTACCGGCAAATGATGTCCGACGTCGAACTCAACTGGATTAACTGGAGCGAGGTCAAGCCGCACAGGATGCTCGGCGTAACGCGGCGGGAGGTCAAGGAGGGGCGCGCCTGGCGCTGGACATGGCAGCATATGCAGCTGTTCCAAATAACGCAGGGTTATTACAGTCGCGAAATGTCCGCGACGGAATTCAACGGTTACTGCAAGCTTTTAGGCCTCGACGGCATTGACAAAATAAACAGCATGGTTAACGACGGGTATTCTAATTTTGAGCTGCCCGTTGTCGTCAGGTATCTCCAAAAGCAAAGCAACACCAGGCCTGACGAGGGTGTGCAGCTGCTTGTCGACTACCGCACAGCCGTTGACAGCAACTCGGTTGCCGGCGAACAGCTCACCCATGAGCAGCTTTGGCCGCGCGACCTGCTGGCGGCGCACGACAGGGCCACCGAAATCGAGGCCCACAAGGACGACAAAAAATATCAGGCCGGGTTTGACCGCGTTTTAGAAAAATGCGGCGCCATCGAATGGACGGACGGCGAGCTGTGCATACGTCTGCCGCGTTCTAACAGCGACCTGATCGCCGAAGGGAATAAGCTTCGCCACTGTGTCGGCGGATACGGCGCCGATCACATAGCCGGAAAGCACACCATATTTTTCATCCGTAAATACCGCCGCCCCGAACGGAGCTATTACTCCGTCGATATCAATATGACCGGGCCAAAGCCCAAAGAGACACAGCTCCACGGATACGGCAACGAGCGCCACGGCCCCAGCAAGGAGCACAGGCACAAAGTCCCGACAAAGGTGCGCGAGTTTTGCGACCGCTGGAAGGAAGAAGTTCTTGAACCGTGGTGGATCGCCGAAACGCAAAAGAAAAAAGAAACCAAACCAAAAAAGAAAGGCGGCAACGCGGCATGACAGGAAATCAGATTGCTTTCCCGGAGCGGGATATTGAAATCGTCACGAGCGAGATCAACACTCTGACAAAAAATGCCCAGTCTATGGCCCTCATGTACATCATTGAAATAGGCCGGAGGCTGACCGAAGCCAAAGAAATCCTCCCTCACGGGGAGTGGCTGGGCTGGCTCAAGGAAAAAGTGAATTACTCGAAATCCACAGCGAATAATTTTATGAAAATTTTCGAGGGGTACAGCGCGGATCAGTTCAGCCTTTTCGGCACCCCGGCAAATAGCCAAGCGCTTGGAAATTTGCCCTACACCAAGGCGCTGCAGCTGCTTGCCATCCCTGAAGATGAGCGTGAAGAGTTCGCCGCGGAACACGACGCCGAGAATATATCCACCCGTGAACTGGACCGGCTGATCAAAGAGCGCGACGAGGCGCTTAGAGAAGCGGAGCGGGCGGCAGAAATCGGCGAGGCCCTTGGTGAAGCGGAGGAGGAGCTTAAGGCCGCACGGACAGAGGTAAGGGAACTCACCGAGGAGTCGGAGGAACTCAGGAAAAACGTGGGCGTCCTGCGCGAGAGCCTTGACAAGGCCAGAGACGACGCGAAAGCCGCCGCCGCGCGGTACGACGAGCTTAAAAACAATCCTGCCGTACCCATTGAGCTGCGCGAAAAGCTCAGGGAAGAGGCCGAAGCCAAAGCAGTCCAGAAAACCGCCGCCGAGATACAGGGAAAAGTTGACGAAGCGGAGAAAAGGCTTGAAGCGGCTAACGCGGAGAAGACTGCCGCCCTCGCAAAGCTGGAGGCAATCGAAAAGGCTGAAAAGCAGGCGAAAGTCTACGAGAATCCGCTTGTCGCTAAATTTTCGTTTTACTTTGAAATGATCCAGGGAAACCTTGTAATCCTCCGGGGCGTTATCAAAAAGCTCGAAGCTGACGGTGACGCGGGCATAGCAGAAAAGCTCCGGGCGGCGCTGAAGGCGTTCGGCGAGCGGATCGCGAGCGAGGAATAACTTTATACGATAACTACTGCCCCGGCCCCGGAGCGGATAAATTTTAGGAGTGAAAAAATGCAAGGCGACACAAAGGTCATTTTTTTGACAAATCAGCAGTTCGAAAACAGGCTTAAAACAATTGCAACGAAAAATCTAAAAAAATATGGGCGCACTCCTACGGCAACAAGCCTTTCTAATTTCTATTTTCAAGAATGTATAATTTGCGTGCACGAAAGCGACGGTGACAACTGCCTGCTGGAAATCGACAAGAACAAATACAAAGAAATTCGTACACATGTTATGCTGAAATTTTCGCCGCAAGAGAGGGAAGGGCCGGATACTAATGATAACAAACACTGAAGCAGTCGAGCAAACCAACTTCTTCCGCTGGGCGGAATTCGCGAAATGCAAGCGCCCCGAATTGTCGCTCCTCTTCCACGTGCCCAACGGCGGCAGCCGGAACAAAGCCGAAGCGGCCAACCTGAAAATGCAGGGCGTCAAGTCCGGCGTGCCGGACATCTTCCTGCCTGTGCCGCGCGGGGCGCATCACGGGCTTTTTATTGAGATGAAAGTCGGCTCGAACCGGCCCACGGCGAATCAAAAGCAGTGGATCGAGGAGCTGAAGCGGCAAGGATACTTCGTCGCCGTGTGCTACGGCTGGGTGGACGCCAGGGAGATCACGGAGAGATACCTCAACGCGAAATAAAAAAAGGAGCGGGACAAAACATGGATGAGTCAAGACAAACTATCCTTTCGAGGGCGATCTACGCATACGGGGAAGAATCGCAGGTCGACATGTGCATTGAGGAAATGTCAGAGCTAGCGAAAGCGCTGTTAAAGATGCGCCGCGTGGCAAACACAGGATGCGTCACCCTGTTCCCGGAAAAAACCGAGGCTGTCCGCGAGGAGATCGCGGACGTTCAAATCATGCTCGACCAAATGCGCCTTATATTCGGGGACACCGAAACCCACGAGATAACAAAGCTGGCGCGCCTTGAACGAAAATTGAACACAAGGCAGAATATATAACATGCTAAATTCGCGCCCGCGCCCGCGATCCTCTATACATTATATATATGTAACAAAACCCCCTCCTAAAAATAATCCGGCAGCGGCGCGGCTGCCGGGCGCCCCGTAAAAACATTATATTGACAATTCCGCAATTTATTGAGCGTCCGGCCCGGGCGTTTGCAAGACTTGGTAAGTGTATTATTTTAAGGACACAGGGGATGCGATTATGCCATACGTGAAGCGTACAGTTATAGCTGGCGACACTATAGAGGTGACTAAATACTTCTCCTCCCGTTATGGTGGAAAAAAATCTCCTCGTTCCCTAAATGAAAAAGAAACGTCTGAAAAACAAAAAAAGGTCAACGAGAACCATGCCGAAGCCGCCTTAAGGCAACTTTTTAACACAAATTTCCACCCCAACGATTTCAGCCTCTCGCTTACATATCCAAACGATAGCCGACCGTCGCCGGAAGAGGCAAAAGAGAACCTTAAGCATTTCAAAAGAGAGATGCGCAAACTGTACAAAAAAAACGGAGCGGAATTAAAATATATCTGCACGACTGAGTATGAAAGAAAGAACCTCCATCATCACATGGTTTGCAACAGCGGCGCCGTCAATCTCAAAGAAATACAAGAGATTTGGGAGGAGTGCTGCGGGCGCAACATCCTGTGCAGTTTTTTATATCAAGACAAAAACTATAAAAAGCTCGCCGAATATTACATCAAGGAAACAAACAAGACCTTCAGCAACGAAGACGCGCCGAATAAAAAGCGGTGGGAGTCCAGCCGCAACCTGAAAAAGCCGGAAATCAAAAGAACCATCGTCGACAGCAACTACTGGCGCGAAAACCCGCTGCCGATCAAGGGATATTACATCGAGCCGGACAGCGTGTTCAATTCGGTCGATGAATATTTCGGCAGGCCGTATCAGCACTATATCATGCGGAGGTGCGATAAACCGAAAAAATAAAAAAGGCCGAAAGGAGAGGGCGGCGCATGACCGCAACGGAGTTTTTGCAGGAATACACCAAGGCAAAACTGCGGCTGATAGAGCTTAATATGCAGTTACAGCGCGTGCGGGCGAAAATGGAGGGCTGCAATCCCGGATTGGTGACCTTTAGCACGTCGCGGAACACATACCTGAGCGACAAGCTTCAGCAAGAGTTCGAGCAATACCAGGATTTAGAATTAAGCTTAAAAGATAAACGGGCGGCCTGCCGGAGGACCATGCGGCAAGTGCGGCTTGCCATCTCGAATGTGCCCGATCCAAGACTGCGGTCGCTGCTTGAGTACAGGTACATATTTGACAGAGACTGGAAGTGGATCGCGGAGCAGCTGCACAGCAACCCATCGACAGCAAGGGGACGACTCCATTATCAGGCTCTTAATGCATTTGAAAAAATTATTATTGACATGAAACATCGAATGTGCTAAAATGATATTGTGAACAGTTGTCTATATCAACAGCATCGCTTCGGCGGTGCTGTTTGCATTTCAGGAGGCTCCCGCATGATCATCAAGAAAATCCCCGCCGCCCACACCGCCGCACCAGAGAATACACCTCTGACACGGATAGCTTGGCTCCAGCTTTTTGCTATCCTCTTGATTTTATCATGGTCAGGGGTGTATTTCAATGGGTAATCGCGAAAATGAAAAAGATTTATTAAAGGCGGCGCTTTTCAAGCTGGCCATGGGCTACGAATACGAGGAGAAGATTGTCGAGGCTGACAAGGAAAGCAGGGTTAAAACGGTTAGAATCGTAAAGAAGTACGCACCGCCGGATTTGAAAGCGATCGAAAGGATTCAGTATCTGATGCGCAATGGAAAGTGGTGATCGTGTTCGACTACACAAGTAAACGCTGGAGGCTAATTAGGGCACGTGTGTTAAGGCGAGACAAGTACCTTTGCCGTGAAAGTTTGCGCTATGGAAAACAAGTTGAGGCACAAACGGTTCATCACATATACCCTGCATCAACGCATCCCGAATACGCATTTTGTGAATGGAACTTAATTTCATTATCTTTCGGAGAACACAACAAAATGCACAACAAAGAAAACCACACGCTAACAGATGTCGGCATCGGCTGGCAGCTTAGAAATCCTATAGCAAAAATTGAGGGAAGCAATTATGGTTAAATTAATTTGCGGGTTGCCCGGCAGCGGCAAAACGACATATGTAAAAAAACATATCAAACCCGGAGATATGGTGTATGATTTCGATGCTTTATGTAAGGCAGTAACGTACAGCGACCCGCACGATGCTATTATAAATTCAGCGGTTAAGCAAATCATAAACAGCATGATTTACTCTTTTTGCAACAACACGGGATTGTATGGCATTAGCGACGTTTACATCATACGAACCGCTCCGAATAAAAAAGAGTGGGACAAAATCAAAGACAGCGTAGATGAAATTATATACATACAAGCGCCCATTGATTTGTGTATAAAGAGACTGTCACAAAGAAAAAACAAAGAGACACTCAAAGACCTGAAAAGCATTTGCCGCCGACTTAATTTATTTTTACAAAGCAACCCCCCCACCATTCAACTGTAAAACTTTCCCCCCACAACCGGATTGCTTCCAAAGATTTTCCAATAGAGCCGGTTTTTCTAAAACTTTTTCGCGGGAGGTGATTTCCCTTGGGCCGCAAACCTACTACTAAAGAATCAATTAAAAATAAGACAACCCAAAAAATGAAAAAATTAGGGGTTTTTAAGCCCGAATATGACGACGCAATTGATATTTATTCAGACCTTTGCGAGCAGTATTACAAGCTCACAAAGCGTCTGAATATTTCTAATTTGCAATATAGCGTAGAGACCTCGGACGGCGGCGAAAAGAAATCGCCGCTGGTGTCGACGCTTGAAGCCCTGCGGAAAGATATCCTGCAATACTCCGACCGCCTTTGTCTAAATCCCCAAGCCGCAAAAAAAGAATCAAAAGGAGACAAGAAAAAAATTTCAGCTTTGGCGGAGGCGTTGGCGCAATTTGAATAAACCCAAGAAAAAGGCTGTGAAGTATAGGCATGAAGCGGCTGTCATGGAATACGCCAACAGCATAACGAACGGGGAGAAAGTAGCGTGCAGGGAGTTAAAACAGGGCGTGAAGCGGTTCCTCGACGACCTTGAAAACCCTGAGTATGATTTTAAGCCGAAAGACGCGGAATTTGTGATACAGATAATCGAATCAACGTTCTGCCATATGCAGGGCGAGCGGCTCGACGGGACGCCGCTGACCGGGACGCCGTTTTTTCTAGAGCCTTTTCACAAATTCATCATTTACAACCTTTTAGGGTTTTACCAAAAGGGCACAAGGATACGGCGGTACAAAGAGGCGTTTATTTTTATGCCGCGAAAAAACATCAAGACAACGTTTGTCGCGGCGTTGTCGTGGGCGCTGGGACTCCTTGAGCGGCGCAGCGGGACAAAAATATATATCGTGTCGGCAGCTCTTAAGCAATCGCTTGAGAGTTTTAATTTTATAAACTATAACATCAAGCGGCTGGGAGAGGAGGATCATTTCCGAATCATCGACAACAACCAAGAGCACAGCATTAGCGGCGACCTCGGCAACGGATCAATATTTATTCAGGCTCTGGCGGCCAACCCCGACAGGCAGGATAGTTTAAACTGCAATATCGCCATCGCGGACGAAATACACGCGTACAAAACCCCGAAGCAGTACAACATCATCAAGGAAGCAATGAAGGCATACACGAACAAGCTCATGATCGGGATCACCACGGCCGGGGATAACATGAACAGCTTTTGTTATCGCCGCCTGACCTACTGTAAATCCGTGCTTGATAAAACCAACAAAGACGAACAGCTGTTTATATTCATCTGCAAGGCTGACGAGGACGAAAACGGCGACATTGATTACACTAATCCCCTGATCCACGAAATGGCTAACCCTGCGTATGGCGTATCCATCCGGCCCCAGGACATTTTGAACGACAGCATTCAAGCCCAGAACGATCCGCAGCAGCGAAAGGATTTCTTTGCGAAATCGCTCAACGTTTACACGACGGCGATCAAAGCATATTTCAACATCGACGAATTCAGGAAAAGCGATCAAAAATACAACTGGACGCTTGACGAGCTCACGAAGCTTCCCGTCAAGTGGTACGGCGGTTCAGACCTGTCAAAACTGCACGACCTTACAGCCGGTTCTTTAGCCGGAACGTACGATGATGTTTTAATAATTATTCCCCACTGCTGGTTCCCGGTTATAGCGGCGCACAAAAAAGCGGACGAGGACGGAATTCCGCTCTTTGGATGGAAAGATGACGGATGGCTTGACATGTCGAACGACGCGACCGTAAATCACGCCGAGATCGTAAACTGGTTTATCGGTATGAAAAGACGGGGATTCAAGATAAAGCAGGTTGGCCATGATCGTAAGTTTTGCCGCGAATATTTTATCATGATGAAGAAAAAGGGATTTAACATCATTGATCAGCCACAGTATTATTACAAAAAGTCAGCCGGATTCAGACATATAGAAAAAAAGGCAAAAGACGGGAAGCTATACTACCTGCACGCCGATCCATTTGAGTATTGCGTACAGAACGTCAGCGCGATTGAAAAAACGGACGACATGATACAGTACGAAAAAATACGGCCCGAAATGCGCATTGACGTTTTTGACGCCGCTGTTTTCGCGGTCATCAGGATGCTCGAGGATTTGGACAGCAAGAGCGCCCTTGAAAACTGGTTTTAATTTTTTTATTGGAGGCGGTAACAATTAGCGTATTCAGAAAAAACAAATCACAGCAAGCGCGGGATGCGCCCCAGACGGCGTGCTATGTTAACTTGACGGACAGCGACTTTATCTTACCTGCCGGATACACGCCCCTCGCGAGAAACGAGGAGGTTCTTCGGTGCGTTCATATCATCGCGGACTTGGTTTCCAACATGACGATAATGCTCATGGAAAACGGAAAACATGGAGACACCCGGATAAAGAACGAGCTATCTAAAAAGCTGGACGTGTATCCGAGCGATCTCATGACGCGCAAAACGTTCATATATCGCATTGTTGCGGATTTATGCTTGACGGGAAATAAAGTCGTGATCCCAAAAGTCAACGACGATCTTATTGAAAATCTGATCCTTTGTCCAACCGGGAGGGTCAGCTTCACGAGCAAGACGGACACGTCGTATAAAATCAGCTATGATAAACAGATATTCGATCCAGACGAGGTCTTGCACTTTGTTCTCAATCCCGACAGTAATTATCAATATATCGGGACAGGTTTTACGCCGCTTGTAAAAAAGACCGTCGAAAACATTTTACAGGCGAACGCAACGAAGACCGCGTTTTTGAAGTCGAAGTGGAAACCGTCGATGATCGTGTCGATCGCCGCCGACGTTGAGGAGTTGAGGGATCCCGTGAAGCGAAATAAAATCCTCGGCAGCTATACGGAAACCACCGAAGAGGGCGAACCCTGGCTTATTCCCTCCGGCGAGATAGACGTCAAGACAATAAGCCCGCTGACCTTAAACGATCTCGCGATACAGGATAGCATAACCCTTGATATCCGATCGATCGCCAGCGCGTTCGGCGTGCCGCCTTTTTTGGTGGGAGTCGGCGACTTCAATAAGAACGCGTATAATAATTTCATCAGCCGTACAATCATGTCCGTCGCGATCGCCATCCAGCAGGAGTTGACGCGCAAGATTTTATACTCCCCCGCGCTGTACTGGAAATTCAACCCTAAAAGCCTCATGCAGTACAGCCTTGATGAACAAAACTCGTATGTCAAGAATATGGTGGGCGGCGGACTTATGACACGGAACGAGGGACGGAACGATTTTGACTTGTCGCCGGTCGACGACGAGGGCATGAATGAGTTTATTGTCCTTGAGAACTTTATTCCGGTCTCTAAGGTTGGCGACCAGAAAAAGCTTGACAATTTGAAACAGAAAGGAGATGAGGAGGATGCCTGATGAGAGGGTGAAGCGGCAGTCTCGCAGCGGCCCGGTTACCTTCAAGACCCGCGACGACGACGGCGGCAGCAAGAAATATATAAGCGGTCACTTCGCGGTATTCAACAGGAATTACGAACTTTGGCCGGGCGCTTCGGAAAGCATCGCCAACACAGCCTTTGACGGCGCGCTTGACGATGACATCCGGGCGCTGATCAACCACGACACGCGTCTGGTGCTTGGCCGGAATAAATCCGGGACGCTTAAGCTCAGTGTCGACAGCGTAGGCTTGTTCGGCGAAGTCGAAGTAAACCAAAATGACACTGACGCGATGAACCTTTACGCCCGCGTCCAGCGCGGGGACGTAAGTCAATGCTCTTTCGGCTTTGATATTCTTGATGAAGAAACCAGCTACAAGAATGACGGAAGCGTACACTGGACAATAAAGCGGGTAAAGCTTTATGAGGTCACGGTCGCCACGTTCCCGGCCTATGAGGACACCGGCGTTACCGCGCGAAAAGCGGATTATGAAAACATACAGGCCCGGAAGCGCGACGAGCGGAAACTCAAAATAAAAGAAAAACTGGAGGTACTGAAACATGGCACTTAAGCAGTTGTTGCTTCGCTCCTCGCTGAAGCGGAAAAAGGAAGAGCTCGCGGCTCTCCTTGAACAAAAGAGCGTGTTTGACAGGCGAACCGCCGAGCTTGAAGCGGCCCTAGAGGAAGCCGAGACCGACGAGGATTTCGCGGCTGTTGAAGAAAACACAAACGCGCTTGATGCGGAAATCAATGAGGCCGATGTCGAAAGCAAGGCGACAGCCCTGGAGGGTGAGATCGCGGGCATTGAGGGCGAGCTTCGGGAGCTTGATGAAAAAACATCCAACGCGGGGCAGGAAGCCAGCTCTGGCGATCCGGCGTCGCAAACAGAAGAAAGAGAGGTAATAACGTTTATGAGCAAAAGAACCATATGGGGCGGTTTGTCCCCTGATCGCCGTTCGGCAATCATGGCCCGCGACGACACGCGTGAATTTTTGGAGCGCGCTTGCAGGCTTAGTTCCGAAAACCGCAGCGTCACCGGCGCTGACCTTTTGATCCCTGAAACGTTGCTCGCGCTGATCCGTAACGACCTTAATAAATACGGCAAGCTCGCGAGCAAGGTGAACGTTAAGGTTGTCAGGGGAACATCGCGCCAGCCTATCAGCGGCGACATCCCTGAGGCCGTCTGGACAGAAATGGTCGCCAGCTTTAACGAGATGTCGATCAGCTTCAGCCAGATCGAGTGTGACGGGTACAAGGTCGCGGGCTACATAGCCGTACCCAACAGCACGCTCACGGACGGCGGCGAGATGCTGTTAAGCGAGATACTTGACAATATCGCGCAGTCAATCGGATACGCGCTGGACAAGGCGATCCTGTACGGCACCGGCGTTAAGATGCCGGTAGGTATTGTTACCCGTTTAGCGCAGACGTCTAAACCTTCAGCATGGGGCGCGAATGCCCCCGAGTGGACGGATTTACACACAACAAACATTATCGCGGCGAACATTGAGAGCCTCGACGACGCTAAATTTTTCGCCGCGCTCATCCTTAAGCTGGGCATCGCAAAGTCGAAACGCAGCAACGGAGAAAAATTTTGGTGCATGAACGAAAACACCAAGATGAAGATCCTTTCGAAGGCAGTCACGTTCAGCGCGAGCGGCTCGCTTGTGGCCAGCGTGAACAATACCATGCCGATCATCGGCGGCGAAATCGTCGAGCTTGACTTCCTGAAGGACGGCGACATCGTCGGCGGGTACGGTTCCCTGTACCTGCTTGTTGAAAGGGAGGGCGCGTCCCTGAGATCATCCGAGCACAATAGGTTCATTCAGGATCAGACCGTGTTTGCGGGATCGGCCCGTTATGACGGTCAGCCTGTGTTTGGTGAGGCGTTTGTGGCCATCAATCTCGGTTCGGCGTCACCCGCTAAGACTATGGATTTCGCCGAGGATACAGCCAATAAGCCGCCTGAACCGCCTGATGAAATTGAAACCTGAGTAAATACCGCAGGGACATACGCGCCCTGCCTGGGAGGGATAGCGCGTGCATGATGTATTGATGTTATTAAAGCTTAACCTCGGCATCAAAAGCACAAGCAAGGACGACTATTTTATAAGCCGGATCGAAGCGGCAATCGAGGAGCTTATGAGCAGAGGCGTTGATGTTAATCTCGGCGCCTCTGCTGACAAAATGCTTCTGGCTGATTTTGTGGCGTGGGATCACCGAAAGATCGAGACCGGGGCTCCCATGCCAAAAAATATTGAAATCAGGATCATAAACCGCAAAGCGAAAGGCCGGTGCGGATAATGGACGATGATTTATATTTAATCAAGCAAAAAGAAATCGGTCAGAACGAAGACGGATACCCGATAAAGAAAGAGGCGTGCAGGGAGGTTTTCGCCGAGGCGCGCGACCCGACGACGCGTGAAAGCTTCCGGGCGAACCGGGAGGGCGTGGACGTGTCAATTGTGTTCCGCATGAACTCAATTGATTACGAGGGTGAGCGGCTCGTCAAACACGAGGGCAAACGCTACGCCGTGGAACAAACCTCCGTGCCGAACGCTCGGGAAATCTTTTTGTACTGCTCTGATGTGAAGGTGAGTTAAATGGGCAGATTCGATTTTGAGATTCCGCAGGATTTTATAAACCAGCTCGGGAAGCTTGCGGATATGGACAGGGTTGCCCCTCAAATGCTTAATACGGCCGCGCCTATATTGGTAAGAAACCTTAAAGCGGCGCTGGCAAAGCATCGACAGACAGGCGATCTCGAAAAATCCGTGCGAAGAACAGGGGCAAAGAAAAACAGATACGGACACTTTGTAACGGTTCGCCCGACAGGGACATCTTCAAACTACATTTCATCGGATGGCACAAAAAAGAAAATGGAGGTGCATGTTGCCAACATGCAAAAATTTATGCACCTTGAGCTAGGCACGTCAAACCAACCAGCCAGGCCCGTTCTAGCCAAGGTTCTCAAAGACAGTGAGGCCGAATGCCTGCGAATCATGCAAGAGGTTTTCGACCGGGAGATGACGAAATGAATGTAAACCCCATTCTGATGAAGCGCCTGAAGCCTATGCGTATGCCGGTGCACCCGGAATTTCACGAAGGCAAGGGAGAGGAATATATCACTTTCAACTACGCCGACGAGCGGCCTGTGCTCTACGCCGACAACGCCGACCTGTACGATTCAACCGTAGTCCACGTCCATCTATACACAAGGGAAAATCCGCAGAATTACAAGAAGCGGCTCAGGCGTTATCTTCGCAAGGGCGGCTTTATGATTCTAGCCACGGTTCAGCAATACGAAGAAAACACAAAATACAATCACATCACCGTCGAGGTTGAAATCGAAGGTGTGATTGATGATGAAATGGAGGATTAGTTTATGGCAAAAATAGGAGCTAACTGCCCGGTATTCGCCCCGGTCGAAACGGACACATCCGAGGGCATATCTTACGGCGCAGGCGTTATTCTCGGCAAGTTTATCAATTGTGACATAAATCACAACTTCGCTGAAGGATCCCTGTTTGGAGACAACGTGTTATGCGAATACGTCAAAGAATATAGGGATACTGACATCACGCTCGGCGTGACGTATTTACCGACCGAAGCCGACATTGTTGTATTCGGAAAAACGGTAAACGGAAACGAAACCACGTCCAACATAGAGGACGAACCTGCGGAAGGTGGATTTGGGTATATAACCAAAGAATTGCGCGACAGCGTGGCCTTTTGGATTGTTTTTTGGCAGTACCGCACAAAGTTCTCGACACCCAACCGTTCAGGCGCGACAAAGGCCGATAACATCACGTTCAACACCCCCAGCATAACGGGAAAAGGCAAGGCGAACGCGAACGGCGACTATGAAAGTAAGTGGGAATTCTCCACGCCTGAAGCGGCTCTCGCCAAGCTTTTCGAGCTTGCGAACATAGAGAGCGATCCCGTCGTCAACGCTCCGATTATATTCCCGCTCGCGTCGAAGATATCCGCGAGCACCCAGATTCAGCTGGCGTGCGCCACCAAGGACGCGAAAATCTATTACACCACTGACGGAGCGATCCCGGACACATCCGCCCAGGAATACACCGCGCCATTTACCTTGTCGGCGACCGCGACGGTTAAGGCCGTTGCCGTAGTCGGCGGGGTTTCGTCAAAAGTAAAAACAATGAGATACACAATAATTTAATAAGGAGGCAGGGGCGGCCGCGAGGTCGCCCCAAGTTATTTTATGAACGCGAGAATTAAAGAAAGCACGACGCCGTTTGAGTTAAACGGAACAAAATACAACCTTGTCATGAATTTCAACGTAATCGAGGCGATTCAGGAGGAATACGGTGATTTTGACGCCATTACAGAAAGATTTCATGAGATAAAGGTTTTAAAATTTTTACTTACCGCCATGATAAATGAAGCGGTCGACATTCACAACGACACGCACGAAGACAAGCTGCGCAAGGTTACAGCGCCCTATGTCGGCCGTTACCTTGACAATGACGCTATCACGCGTGCATTCAACGTAATGACACAGGCTATGACTAAAAACATGCCGCAGGGTCAGCCGGAAAATGAATCGGAAAGGCCCAGCGAGGAAATCGCGGAGATATTCCCCGCCGATTTGCTCCCGGATATGCCTGACGACACATCAAAAAACACGACAGCCGAGGATCCATTGACATAGACGGGTGGTATTTTTATGCGGTGGTCGTCCTCGGCTTTTCGGAAAAAGAATTTTGGCGCATGAGTTTGAAAAAGCTTCATGCGCTTATGTGTTCATACTGGAAATTCAAACAGCTAGAAGGTGGAATGCTTGGCGGGTAAGTCAAAAATTGGGGCCTCTTTAGCTCTTGACGGTGAAAAGGAATTTAAAGATGCTGTTAGTGATATAAACAAATCATTAAAAGTCTTGGAATCTGAGATGCAACTGGTTTCATCCCAGTTTGACAAAAACGATAAATCCGTCGAGGCTGTTACTACCCGGAACAAGGTTCTTAACCGTGAGATCGACGAGCAAAAAAACAAAATCACAACACTTAAATCCGCGCTTGATCATGCCAGCGACTCCTTTGGTGAAAATGACAAGCGGACTCAAGACTGGCAGATCAAACTTAACAAGGCGCAATCTGCGCTTAATGGCATGGAGCGCGAGCTCAAGACAAACGACGCGCTTCTCGCGGATTTCGCGAAACAAAGCAAGGCCGCCGGAGACGCCCAGGAGGACGTCGCGGCCAGTGCGAAACGCGCTCACGCCGGGTTTTCGGAGCTCGGTTCGCTGCTCAAGGGAAATGTTGTGCAGACCGTCGCGGAGGTCAAAGACAGCATCGCCGACACCGCGCACAAGGTCGTGGATGGCGCGAAGGAGATGGGCGGCTCCATCGTCCAATTCGCGAAAGATACCGTTACCGGCGAAAACAATGTCAAGGCCTTGGGCGACGCCCTGCGGGAAAAGCTGGAGGCGCGGTTGCGGGGTGCGTCCGGCGAAACGGATGATCTCACAAAATCCCTCGACAAGGCCGGGGACGAGCTCGGCGATACCGGCAAGGAAACAAAAAAACTCGGCGATGAAATGGACGATGCCGGAAAAAAGACGTCCGTCTTTGGCGATGTTCTGAAAGCCAACCTCGCGGCCGATGCGATAAAGGCCGGTGTAGGCGCAATTGTCGACATGGTCAAAGAGGTCGGCGCGGCGGTAAAAGGCTATGTGGACGAAAGTTCACAGATGGCAAGAGATGCCGCGCAGAGTCAGACGTTGCTTGCTCAGGTGATGCAAAACACAATCGGAGCAAGCGATGAGGAAGTGCAGAGCCTGATAAAGCTCGCCGAAGCGCAGGAAAAGGTTGGCGTTGTATCTAAAACCGCCCAAACCACAGCCCTGGCTGAGCTGGCATCTTTCGTTGAGCGCAAGGAATCGCTGGAAGATATGCTTCCGGTTATGAATGATTACATTGCCTACCAGTATGGAGCAACCGCCTCGGAAGAACAGGCTCGGAACGTGGCAACCGCCCTGGGTAAGGCCATCGATGGAAATGTTGACGGGTTATCCAAACAAGGTTTTAAGCTTACAAAGAATGAAAAAGAGTGGTTCAAATACGCAAGCGAAGCCGAGCGAACCGCCTTTGTTATTGATATGGTCAGCGAAAGCATGGATGGTGTAAACGAGGCCCTCGCGCAGACCGACCCAGGAAAAATGGAGCGCCTAAAGACCGTTTCAAACAACACAAAAATAGCGGTCGGCAGTTTAGCAAATGACTTTAAGTCTCAGATTTTAGGACAGATGCTGCCATCGATTTCGTCGCTGTCGGACGCGTTCTTAGGCGTGTTGCACGGCGAAGGCTCTGTCGAGGATATGGCAGCAACCTTTGATAGTGTATTTGAACAAATCACTGGCACTATAGATGAGTTTCTACCGCAGATTATTAAAATCGGCAGCTCTGTTTTAACGGCAATTGTGCAGGGTATTTCAAACAATATAGATACTCTCGTACAGGGAGCGCAACAAATTATTGAAATGCTGGCTACTACGCTGGTTGACCTGCTCCCGTCCATCGTGGAGGCAGGCGTTGGGCTGCTGATGGGATTAGTTGACGGAATCATCGGGATACTTCCGACTTTGGTGGATGCCGCCGCAAAAATTATAGAGGAATTAGCAAAAGGTATCTCCGACGCGCTGCCTGCGCTGATTCCCGCCGCCGTTCAGGCCGTAACGTCCATTGTCAAAGGCTTGGTTGACAATATGCCGATAATCCTTGACGCCGCGCTGCAACTGATTCTTGGTCTGGCGGACGGCCTGCTGGCAGCGCTGCCTCAACTGATTCAGAAACTGCCCTCCATTATCAAAGGCATTGTAGATTTTTTGATTGGGGCCATTCCGACTATTGTGGACGCTGGATTTCAGCTGTTGATGGGGATAGTCAGCGCGCTGCCGCAAATCTTCAGCGCGCTGGCGGACGCGATCCCGCAAATCATTGACGCCGTTGTCAAGGCGATTCCCTTGATCGTCAACGGCATCGTTGAAGCTTTGCCAACGCTCATCCCCGCGCTCCTGAACGGCGTCATAAGCCTGGTTGGAAGCTTGCTGTCCAATGCCGGTAAAATTGTTGAAGCCGTCGTGAAAGCTCTGCCTGAAATCATCGGCGCCGTATGGAATTCAGCGGTTGCCCTCGTCAAGAGCTTCGGAAACCTGCTTTCGGTTTTCTTTGAGGGAAATGAGGCAAAGCGGGAGGCGTCGAAGCAGGCAAAGGAGGCGCAAAAAGCAGCCAACGAAGCCGTAAAAGAGGAGCAGCGAAAAGCACGGGAGGAAGAAAAGTCACGCCGTGCGCGGGAACGGCAGGAGGATTGGGACGCCTTCAAGCAGTATTTCGCTGACTTGGCTAAAAACATAGCCGGATGGTTCTCTGACGTGTGGAGCAATGTAGCCGAATGGTTCTCCGGCGTGGGGAGCAACGTAGCCGAATGGCTCTCTGATGCGTGGAGCAACATAGCCGCGTGGTTTTCCAAATTACCGCAGAAGCTGTCGGAAGCCGCCGAAACCGCCAGGCAGTGGCTCGGTGAGCTTCCCGAAAAAATCGGGTATTTCATTGGCTTTATAGCGGGAAAGATTGCTAGATTTTTTGTTGATATGAAAAATACCATAACCGAATTTTTCACCGAAAAACTGCCGCAGGCATGGGACAATTTTATGGCGTGGCTGGCAGGTATCCCCGGAGCGATAGCTGAATGGTTTGATTCTGTGGCGGAAAAGGCTGCTGACTTTTTCTTGAAGCTAAAGGACGGCCTGATAAAATTCAAGAACGACGCCATAGCGGGAATTGTTGAGTTTTTCACCATAACCATTCCAGGCATATGGAGCTCTTTTGCGGCGTGGCTGGCGGGTATTCCCGGAGCGATAGCTGAATGGTTTGATTCTGTGGCGGAAACGGCTACTGATTTTTTCTTGAGGCTAAAGGACAGCCTGATAAAATTCAAGAACGACGCCATGGCGAGCATTGTTGAGTTTTTCACTATAACCATTCCAACCATATGGAGCACTTTTGCGGCATGGCTAGCGGGTATCCCCGGAGTAATAGCTGAATGGTTTATCGGAATTAAAGATCGTGTCGCCAAGTTTTTATCCGACATTATTGAGTCCATCGCAAACTTTTTCACTAAGACGATACCTGAAAAATGGTCGGATTTCAAGAGTTGGCTGGGCGGATTATGGAAAGATATCAAACAATCGTGGGACGATCTAAAGGCCAGGCTCAGCGAGTGGTGGAAAGATTTGATTGCATGGTTCAAAGAGCTTCCGAAGCAAATCACCGAGGTAGGCAAAAACATAGTAGATGGCTTATGGGAGGGCATCGTCTCAAAGGCGCTGTGGCTAAAAAACAAGATCAGTGAATTTATTGACGGGATAAAGCGCGGCTTCCAAGATGGCTTTGACACACATTCCCCATCGAGATGGTTCCGGAATGAGATCGGCGCAAATCTCGCTCTCGGCCTCAGCGAAGGCTTTGAATCCACCATGAAGGGCTTGTCGGAGGATATGATCAAGTCCGTCCCGACGAATTTTGAAACGAGCATCGAATCCACGCAACGGATCAACCGCACATACTCCTATGCGTCCGACGCGGATGCCGGGGCCTTGAATTTACACGCCGTCCTCGAAATGCTTGAAATGATTGCAAATATCTTAATGAGCGGAATCCCTGTGGACATAGAGGATAACAAGGGTTTCGTCCGAAGGGTGAGGAAAGCTGTTGCAAATTAGTTACGTGACTCACAAAGGGACAGCGGTTGACCTGCTGTCCCGCCCATATTACATTGAGGACGCGTCGCCGCTCTTCAGCTACGCCTGGAACGCCGACATCTCCTACAACCGCATAACCGGATTCAACCGCGCGGGCGTTGTGTCAAAATCAATCCCCATCGGCGTGGCCGGAGGCTCGGCATCCGCCATCGCCGCCGCGAAAAACGCGCTGCACGACATCTTCGAAACCGACATCGTGGCTAGTAGTCCCGGCCGGCTGCACGTCAACGGCTATTATCTTGACTGCTACATCATGGCCGAGGACTTAGGCACGAATATGCGGCAAATGAAAAAATCAATGTACAAAATCGCGGCGGACAACCCCGTTTGGATTCGGGAAGCGCAAACGATCAGCTTTTCCCCCGCCGGTCAGGACGACACCATCTGGGGCAATCAATTTTCCGTGACGGAAGCAAAAGAGTACCCGTACGGATACGACTACGGCTACCCGAACCCCAGCGAGATACACCGCTTTGTCAATCAATCCGCCGTCCCGTGTAATTTCCGGCTCATCATTCAAGGCCCGTGGGCCGATCCGTCTATCACCATAGCCGGTCACGTCTACAACGTCAACGTGACCTTGGCGGGCGGCGAGCAGCTGATCATCGACAGCATGAAGCGCGAGATCGTCAAGGTGTCAAACGGCGAGAGGATCAACGCTTTTCCGTTTCGCAACCGTGAGCCGGACAAATCGCCCTTTGAAAAAATCCCGCCCGGCATGAACGAGGTCACATGGATAGGCGAGCACAGTTTCTTCCTGACTTTGATTGAGGAAAGGAGCGCCCCAAAATGGCAAACCTGATTTACACCGACGGCAAGTACAACGATGTCGGATACCTGAGCGGCTTTTCGCTGGACTGCGAGAACGGCGACGAAAACAGCTTTGACCTTGAAATGTCGCTTTCAAAAGCCGCAATGCTGTCCCCTGGTTGCTTGATTTACTCGGAGGCCGACAGCGAATTCGGCGGCATTGTAACAAAAAGGTTCGTGAATACCGACAGTAAAAAGATAGTTTTCAAAGGTCACACTTGGCGGGGGATTTTGAGCACAAAGATTGTCGTCCCTCCTGTCGGCGAGGCGTTCAGAAAATATGAA